ATTTACGCCCCTTTGACTTGGAAAACGATGAGCCATCGGATTCAAGGTGGTGTAAAGATATAGAGCCTATTCTTCTCACTCCAGAAATCCTCGAAAGGAACGGATGGAAAGAGAACGCGACACGCGCAGACTTCTTGCATTGTGACAAGGCTTTCGTGAAGATAGACAGCCCGACTGTCTGCTACAGAGGGGGCATGTGCTTTTGTGATGTTGGCTCTTTTACTGTAGAATTAGACTTTGTTCATCGGCTCCAGCACCTTTTATGGGCGTTGGGTGAAAATGCTGAAATGGAGGTGTAGTTTATGGCTGGTATCCTTGATATATATGAGAGATTGGAAATAGACGCTCGCAAATTCGCGCAAGAGCACAAAGATGCAGACGATAGGATGAAAAACATTTTGGAGACCGCGTTTTTGTTTGGCGAGCAGCATGTAGTAACAAAGATAATGAAACATTTTATGTCAAAAGAAAAACAAAAAACAATGGAAACGAAACAGTTGAAACAGTACACAGGAACAAAACAGGTTATGGCCGAACCTATGGACGAATTGGCCGCAGTAGAGAAAGGCTTCGCTCGCAAGAACGAGGACAACCATGAGTGGCGGCAGGGCTACCACGTTCAGTACACCAACCCGGATGGCAGCGCCTATGACTCTTGGGCACCCAAGCAGGTGTTTGAACAAACCTACCGCACTTCCGAGACATTCCTCGACCGCTTAAAGATTGAATATGACGAGGTGAGCGACAGACTTGCTGGTCTCTCGCGCTTTCTTGACAAGAACGTAGAAGAAGTAGCAGACCAAATCGGCATCGCTCAAACAACACTACTCTATGCCCAGCGGTCATACATGAAGGAATATGCAGACATACTCAGCGAGCGCATAGAAATAATAGAAGAGAAAAACAAATATTAATCAAGCAAACACATTATGATAGTAAAGATTAAGAAACTCGACCCTAAAGCGGTCATCCCTTTCAAGAAGCATGATGACGATTTCTGCTACGACCTTGTGGGCACAAGCTGTGAGGAGATAGCCCCTAACGTGTACCGATACGGCACAGGAATAGCCGTAGAACCTGTAGACTATGACACCCCGAGCGATTCTTTCGTGCCTGGAATGACGATACGCCCACGCTCGTCTATATACAAGACGGGCATGATGCTGAGCAATTCTGTCGGAACCATAGATTATGGGTACCGAGGGGAGATTACAGCCGTGTTCTACCACGTTATCCCAAGCTTACCTATCTACAAGGTTGGCGACCGCATAGCGCAGATACACATGGATATTACACCAAAATTAGACTTTGCCGAGGTAGACGAACTGTCGCAGACAGAACGGGGAGACGGCGGCTATGGGTCTACGGGACGGTAGGCTGATTATATAGAGCGTTGGCTTATCTAAAGAAAAAGGCGTAACTATTCAAAACAAGGTAGCTCTCTAAGGGGCTACCTTTTGTTTATACGTAAATCAAGAAAAATGCATTATTTTATAATAAATTTTGTTCTTTTGCGAAAAAGAAATCATTAAATACACAAAAAATATGACAAAAGGAAGAAAACCTGTTAGTCCTCCGTTCGAGGGGAAAAATGATTTTTTGGCAAAGCTCGGTAAGCAAGCAAGAATTGACATCACCAAGCTCGAATACAACGATGGGCAGTTAGAGGGAATATCAAAGAACCCGCGCTATCTAAAGGAAGCCGAACATAACACGTTAAAGAAGTCCTTAGAAGATAGCCCCGAGCTCTTGGAGTATAAGCCTCTGATGGTATATCCATTGGCCAGCGGAAGTTATATTACTATCTGCGGCAATATGCGCCTACGTGTAGCCAATGAGCTGCGCCTGGACGGACACAGCGAGTTTGACGCCATCCCTTGCTTCATTCTCAAAGAGGACACCCCGATACAGAAAATCAAGGAGTACGCCATCAAAGACAACGTGCAAGCTGGCAACTGGGATTGGGATGAGCTTGCCAACGGCGACTGGGAGGTGGATGAGTTGTCTGATTGGGGAGTGGATTGCTCGTTCCTTCAACATGACGATGCTGAAAACCTTGATAGCTTTTTTAAAGAAGTAGAAGATGGTGAGACAAAGAAAGAAAAGAAAATAGAGATTAAAGTTCGCATTCCAGAGGAAGAAGAAGACTCTAAAGATGTCATTAAACAACTCATAGAAGACGCTCTTGCTGAATATCCTGATATAAAAGTTGAATAATATGAAAATTTATCTTGCCTGTACGACCGCTATTCAGATTGAGGATTTAATAGAAGGTGCAGATATACTTGTTGCATATCCATATATCAGAAACAACCCTCAAATAATCAGTTTGCTGCCGAAGATGAGAAACTTTATCTTGGATAGTGGCGTTTTTACAATGATAAATACAGGAAAAAAATTTAATCTTGACATCTATGTAGAAGAATATGCTCGCTTTATTAGAGAGCATAACATTAAACAATATGCTGAACTTGACGTTGACCAAATTATAGGCGTAGAGAAAACAAAAGCGCTCCGAAAGAAGTTAGAGAGTTTAGTTGGTTATAAATCTATCCCTGTATGGCATACGATAAGAGGGAGAGAGTCATTCATACAAGATTGTAAGGATTATGACTATATTTGTCTTGGTTATTTTTTGACAGAGGGATTGAAGACGCAGATAACAGAAAAATATGCAAAAGCATTCGTTGATACAGCTCACAAGTATAGCTGTCGCATCCATGGCTTAGGGTTTACAAAAGGTGAGCTCTTGAAGAAAATACCTTTTGACTCGGTAGATTCTTCTTCGTGGGCTGCAAGTAGAAGATTTGGCTGTTGTTTCAAATTCGACTATAGAAGTGGAACTATAAAGTTTTTGCCAAGAAGAAAGAACCAGCGAATGAAGAACGCTCAGGCGTTAGGAAGACCAGCATTTATTGAATGGAGAAAATATCAAGATTATGCTTATGAATATATGAATCCTGTATGGAAATAAAAACAATATAAAAGATGAGTAGAAATAAAAAAGAATTAGAAGGCGTTACACTTCTTGGCAATCAAAACACAAAGTATGAGACGGACTACAACCCATCTGTACTTGAAACGTTCGTGAATAAGCATCCACAGAGTGAATATCTTGTGACATTCAATTGCCCAGAGTTTACTTCACTTTGCCCAAAGACAGGGCAGCCAGACTTTGCAAAGATTGTAATCAATTACATTCCTAATGAAAGAATGGTGGAGAGCAAGAGTTTGAAACTCTATCTCTTTAGCTTCCGTAACCATGGAGACTTCCATGAGGATTGCGTAAATATCATTAAGGAGGACTTAGTAAAGCTGATGAATCCTAAGTATTTAGAAGTCATCGGCATCTTTATGCCAAGAGGTGGTATTTCTATCTACCCAATGGCTCAGTATGCCGATAAAGAGCACAAAGAACTTGCTTACCAGAGAATGTTGTCATGCTTTAAGAACCAGTAATAAAAAATAGCAGATTATGAAAGATTCATTGATTATTGTATCAGGAGGTATGGACTCTGTAACTCTCCTGCATGAGAAAAAAGAGAATATCGCATTGGCTATCTCTTTTGACTATGGTAGTAACCATAACAAGAAGGAGATTCCTTTTGCAAAGTTACATTGCGAGCGTTTGGGCATCAAGCATATTGTTATCTCTCTCGGTTTTATTCACGACTACTTTAAATCCTCTCTTCTTGAAGGTGCTGATGCTATCCCAGAAGGCAACTATGACGATGAGAATATGAAATCTACTGTCGTTCCTTTCCGCAATGGCATCATGCTCTCTATCGCTTGTGGAATCGCTGAAAGCAACGGATTGAAGGAGGTGCTTATCGCCAACCACTTTGGCGACCACGCCATCTACCCCGACTGTCGCAAGGGCTTCATCGATGCTATGTCCGAGGCTATGAAGAATGGTACTTACGAGGGTATTACTATTGACGCTCCTTATACCAATATCACCAAGACCGACGTAGCTCGCCACGGCAAGAAACTTGGCATCAACTATGCCGAGACTTGGAGCTGTTACAAAGGTGGTGAAAAGCATTGCGGTAAATGCGGTACTTGTATGGAACGCAAGGAAGCACTCCGTGATGCAGGTATCGAAGACCCAACGGAATACGAGGATGAGTAAGGCAAGTGGTAACACAAGAATGCTTACACCAAAGCAGAGACAGATGGATAAGGCTCGAAATGAATACGATGAAATCATTTCGAGACCTTCTGTTGATGCTTCGTTGTCATATTTCTCAGAGCAAACGGGTGCTCATGCTATCTTTATGGTAGGACATAATCATACTTCAACAATAGCTGATTCGGAGGCAGAGCTGGAGGTGGCAAAAGCTATCGCTAATAGTGGCATAGACGTAACACTAACACCCGAAGGTAACGGATATGAGATGTATGCCACTGCTATAAGACATAAAAGTAACGGGTTGGAGGTACACAGATATTCAGAAGGAAAGATAGCTACGTATACCTTTGAGCAGAAAACACCTACAGAAATTACATCTTCTGCCGAAAATTCTGTTCGCCTCGCCATTAATCACGCTAACGATAAACACGCACAGATTGCATTGATATATGATAAGCATAATCTTTTCCACAGAGAAGATATTGAGAAAGGGATGAAACTATATCAATCAAAGCATAAGGTTTGGAAAACGAAAGGTGTTAAAGCGGTGGTCGTGGTAAGTAGCTCAAAGAAAGTGTATGAACATCATTTCGATGAATAAAAAGCAAGGAGCATAAGGCGATGCCACCATACTGTGCTCCCAAGATAAAAATCGGGCTGCTGACATCCTCGCTACCGATTCCCCTTTATGGGTCGCAAAAATAAGAATAAAAATTGAAATAACAAAATAAAGGAAAGAAAAATTATGTATTATGTATCAAAAAAGATGGAGATTGCCGCTTGCCATAAGCTTAATCTCTCTTACGAAAGTAAGTGCGCTAACATTCATGGACACAACTGGAATATCACTGTTTATTGCAAGGCAAAGGAGCTGAACGCCGATGGAATGGTGATGGACTTCAAACATATCAAGCAGAAGATTCACGGCTATCTCGATCACGGCAATCTTAATGATCTTCTGCCTTTCAATCCTACAGCAGAGAATATCGCCAAATGGATTGTCTCTCAGTTCTCAGAGTGCTACAAGGCAAAGGTGCAGGAGAGCGAGGGCAATATCGCCGTCTATTGCGATGATTCCAAGATTGACAGAAAGGAGGCTCTCTAATGGCTAAATATAAGGTAAATGAAATCTTTTACTCTCTTCAAGGTGAGGGAAGATGGGCTGGCCGCCCTGCTATCTTTGTCCGCTTCTCGGGATGCAATCTAAAGTGCCCTTTCTGCGATACGGATTTCAAAGACTTCAAGGAAATGGGCAAAATTGATATTTTGGAAGCTATTCAGAAGGTTGGCGGTAATTGCAAGTTTATTGTATTCACTGGCGGCGAACCTACTTTGCAAGTAGATAAGGAGCTTACGTTCTTGCTCCAAAAGCGGGGTTACTATCTCTCGATAGAGACCAACGGAACACATAAGATTCCAAACGGTATTAATTGGGTTACTTGCTCACCGAAGTGTCTGTTCGTAAAGAATGCGCAGCCTATCGTAAAGAATGCGCATGAAGTTAAAGTGGTGTTCGATGGTAAGCACGCAATTGATGACTTTGGCATTGATGCCGAATACTATTACGTGCAGCCTTGTGACACTGGCGATAAGGCTAAAAACGCTGATATTTTAAAACAAACGGTTGCTTTCGTTAAGGCTCACCCTAAGTGGTCTTTGTCGCTCCAACAGCAAAAGATTATTAATGTTAGATAAATCGCATTGCTTATGAGCAAGGAAAATAAAACAGAGTATCGTCCTCTATGTTTTAAATGTGGGGGGATTATGTTGGGATAGCTCCGCTCCTCGCAATGACGATGAGAATGCCATAACGGATTGGTATCATTGCATGAAGTGTGGCACTTCTTATGAAGTTACAGAGCCAAGCGAGGAAGAAAAAGAAGAAAAAGAAGATTACAAAGATTATTGGAAATAGATTCAGTTATGGAAAAGATTACAAAAGAACAGGCAGAAGAACATATCAAAGACCTTTTGCGCTACATCGGTGAAAACCCAGAGCGTGAGGGCTTGAAAGGTACTCCCGACCGCATCGTTCGTATGTGGAAGGAGATATTTAGAGGCTATGACCCTTCGCAAAAGCCAAAGATTACCACATTTCAAAATGGTGCTGACGGTTTGGGCTGCGACAGTATGGTTATCGATCAAGGCGACTTCCATTCTAACTGTGAGCATCACGGAGTGTGGTTTTGGGGAAAATATTGGTTCGCATATATACCGAATCCGAAGGGCAAGATTCTTGGTATCTCCAAGATTGGGCGTGTCGTAGATTATTGCTCGGCTCGCTTACAGATACAGGAGCGTTTGGTACACGATATTGTGGAGATGCTCAAAGAGGCACTGAGTGACGAATATCCACCACTTGGCATTGCTCTCGTAATGAAAGGACATCACTCTTGCAAGGAATTCAGAGGAGCAAAGAAGAAAGGCATTATGACATCTTCCTATCTTGAGGGTGTCTTCAAGGATGATGCCTTACTAAGGGCTGAATTTATGAATCTTGTGAACGGAGATAAGTATGAAGGTTAAATCTGTCAAAAGAAACATCTTAGAGAAAGTGGGGTTTCTGCTTCCTCTGAGGAAACTTCTATCCGCTAAGGATAAGGTTGGAATTATGGAACAATTCTTGATGATGCCGATGAGCAAGATACGGAGCTTGCAACAAGATGTCGGCCAGCCGTCTTTCGTCCAGCAGATTACGACATTGCTCTATAACGATAACCTCAGAGAGTACTTTGACGTGCTCAAAATGTGCCGAGAAATGGCGAGGGAAGAAAAGCAAGGAAAAGATGGCTTTTTGGAATAAAAGTCATGGCAACGAATATTCAACGTATAAAATGCAATAATATGCCATTATCACACAATGAGGAACAAAGAGCGAAACAGCTCGCAAACCTCAAAAAAGGAACTTTTAAAAAAGGACAGTCGGGCAACCCGAAAGGAAAGCCACCAAGACCCAAGACGATGTCGATGTTTATTGACGAAATGAAGGAGAAGGGTTACGAAGTGCCTTCCTCTCAGATAATTGCGGAGGCATTTCTGTATATTGCTGCACTGCCAGAGGATGAGTTGAAAGCGGTGCTAGCTGACAAAAAACGCCCAATGATGCAACGCATCATCGCCAAGGGAGTGCTTGACAAGAAAGGTATTGATGTGCTTGACCGCATCATTGATAGAGCCTACGGCAAGATACAGCGTATTGACCTCACAAGCAAGGGCGAGCAAATTAAGCCAAACCCATTACAAATACACTTCGTGTCAAATTCAGATGATTATAATAAGGTTCTCGCCGAGATTCAGAAAGAAAAAGAAAGAAAGGACGCCGAGCCTGAAAGAACTGAGGAAGAATAAGATTATGGCAAAAACAAGCGGAAGAACAAGGATGAGCACTGGAAAATCCTTTGAATGGTCTCATAGTGAGTCTTTTGAAGATATATTGCATGATGCGCAGCAAATTTTTAAGAAGGAAGCTACAGACGGGCTTGGCAACTTTATGCAAAGAAAACCGAAGAAGGTTTCTGATGCCGAATACGAGAGATTGCTTAAAAGCGGTGAATATATAGAGGTTGTGCACGGAAGTGACGCAAAAGGCATTGAAGATTTGGTAAATGGCAAATATTATATCAATAATGATTTGCACGTTACTGGCTTTGGTTATTATTTTTCAAAGGAGAAGGCTGTTGGTGAAGGGTATTCTGCTGAAAAAGGCAAAAAAATGCTTACTGCTCTCATAAAGAAAAGCGATATTTTACCACAAGCTAATATCACGAAAGAAGAAAGGGAAGCGGGGTATAATCATTATCTTGGTTATTCGCCAACATTAAAAAATAGCAAGCCACTTGATTCTATGTATAAAAAGGAATTTTACAACACATCTACAATCGCAGCACGTAAAGGATACAAAGCGGTAACAAGTAAGAGCTATAATGTCGTTGTGATTGATAGAAGTGCTCTAATTGTAAGAAAAAAGGATAAGTAGTTATGGCAAAAAGTAGTGGAAGCATAAGAATGAAAACACCAATATCTAATGTTGATAAATTCCTTTTGGGAATATGAGCCAAGAGAAAAGCTCTATCGGTAATCAGACTTTATTCGAGGCAAGAAACAATAGATTAACTTATGATTGTTTTTTTAAATAAGAAAAAGAAAAATTTATCTTGTTAGATAATAAAGAAATATATGCCACACGTATTTTTAGCAAAGAATTATATGAGGGTCAAAGCTGCTAAGGAAGCAGGTTTTACGACCTGCTCGTTGCAAGGGTCAAGCCGCAGCGCCAAGACGTATAGTACTGTGCAGTTCCTTTGTATGTGTTGCTTTAAGAATGCTGGAACGACTGTTTCCATCATACGTGCTAGTATGCCCTCTATCAAACGAACCGTCTATCGTGACTTCAAGGATGTGATGCTTTCCTTTGGATGGTGGGCGGATAAGGCAATGAACAAATCGGAGTTCGTCTATACTTTTCCAAATGGCTCATGGATTGAGTTCTTCTCAACTGACAATGAGCAAAAGTTGCGTGGCTCCAAGCGAAAAATACTATTCGTGAATGAGGCTAACGAGCTATCATTTATAGAATGGCAGCAGCTACAGATGCGTACTACTGAGTTCTCTATACTCGACTATAACCCCTCATTCTCGGAAGATCATTGGATAAACCTGGTTAACGAGGAGAAGTGTACCTATTGGTTCATATCCACCTATAAGGATAATCCATTCTTGGAGCCTAAAGTGGTCGCTGAAATAGAGAGCTTGCAATGGAAGAACCCTAGTCTATGGCGAATATATGGGCTTGGGCAGCGTGCAATAGTTGAGGGCCTTGTATTTCCGAATATCATAGTTGATGACTATATACCGATAGAGGCGCGCAGGCATCATTATCGCGGAATGGATTTCGGTTATTCTTCAGACCCGACTGCTATTGTAGATGTATATATATATGGCAAGAATATCTATATAGACGAAGTATGCTATCAGACACAGATGCTGTCTTCTGATATAATCAGTGTATTAAAAGAAGATAAAGAGAATATAGAAGTCATATCAGAGAGTGCTGACCCGCGCTTGGTTGATGAGATATACAATGCGGGTATCGATATAAAACCTGTAAAAAAATTCCCTGGGTCTATACAGGCAGGTATCATGAAAATGCTTGAATTTTCTATCCATGTTACACAAAAATCTGTCAATGCAAAAAAAGAGCTTAACAATTATACTTGGAGACAAGATAAGGAAGGGAAATGGCTAAACGATCCAATAGATATGTATAATCACATAATTGATGCGGTTCGCTATGTTGTACTGGAGAAAATTCTGGGGGCCTATGGCAGTGGAATGAGCGCAAGTGAAATATTAGGAATTATCTAAAAACCTAAATATTTTTTAGCAAAAAGGCGTTATATTCATAGTTTTTTATTAATTTCGCGATATAAAACTAATAAAAAATAAGATTATGGCAAAAACAAGCGGAAGAACAAGGATGAGCACTGGAAAAGCAGAAAGCACAGCTCTGCCGATTTCGGCAAATGTTGAAAATATTAGAAGTATAAAGGGGCTGTCTCTTGTAAAAGACACAAGTGACGATGTGGTTATAAATGGCGTTTTAATTTACGGAGATGCGAGAATAGAAAGGCTGCGAGGGAATATTTCAAGAGAAGATTATATGCGCAATATGCAAAGAAACCTAATTTCAAAAAATCCACAATTCAAAAAGCAGATAGACAATATTCACTTTAAGGATAAAGGCAGCGGGGTCTATGCAATTGATACAAAGATAGGCGGAGGACAGATAGAAGTTGAAGATGGCTACTTAGGCGAAAGGACTTACCATACACATGTATGGAACGCTACATTTAATATGTTTGAGGATACAAAATGGGGAACACTTAATACTGCTAAAGAATATATTAAAAATAAATTAAAAGGCCTGTAATTGAATGTTGATATTATATTAAGAATTGTTGGGTAAGGGCGCGACGCATTGTAATCTGCGTTGCGCTTTTGTTTATACACAGTTTTATAAACTATCTATAAAATTACATACACTCCGTAATTTTGTGGTCAAAGAATACAAGATATGAAGAAGATAACAGAAATAATATCTGCCAGGGATGCTAATACCGTGCATACATTGCTAACGGCTTGCAAGCCAGAGATACCATTAAAAGAGCTTGATGAGCAATGGGAGCCGAGAAAACATCGTGTCTTTGACAGGGACTATCGCAAAGATAAGATAGTCAAGGTGCCATCAGGGAAAAAAGACCCCACAACAGGAAAAGAAATATATGTAGATAAAAAAGTCGAGCGTGTCAGAATTGCTATCCCGGCACAGCGGTCTCTTGTAAATCTTGCTGTTGGTTTCCTGTTTTCCAATAATGTCACATATAAGGCCACCTCACATGGAACGAAAGTGGCAAAACTTGACAGCAAGCAGCAGCAACTCTTTGACGCGCTCAAGCATTGCTACTATGACAACAAGCTGAAGTACTTTGACAAGAGGCTCGCCCGCTTGATATTCAGGCAGAGAGAGGCAGCAGAGCTGTGGTATATGACAACAGACGACAGCGGGCATCTCGCAGGAGGCATAAGGGTACAACTGTTAGCGCCGGCATTGGGCGACAGGCTATATCCCCACTTTGACAACTATCACCGGATGGACGGATTTGCCCGTGAATATAAAGTATATGATGAATTGGGAAATGGTGTTATCCATTTTGATGTATATACAGACAGATATGTATATCAGTATATCAACGGTGACAGCGGCTGGCAGCTGCAAGCAGCCAAGGCACATGGCTTTACAAAGGTTCCTGTAGTTTATTACGCCGTGGAGAAAGCGGAATGGGAAGATATGCAATGGGCT